TTATAACTTCTATCATCAAAGAACTTTTTTAGTAGCTTAGAAAGCTGTTTAGAGGCATTACGAGGCGTGTATTTATCAATTGTGTTACTAAAGTCAAGGATAGGCTCCACAAAAGGTATATTTTGAGAAATATGAGCATTTAAGAATTTATATTTTTTGTTATCAAATTTATTTTCGATAGTCGTAATATATTTACGACCGCCAAATTTTTTATTATTAATCAACTTGCCTTTAAAGGATTTTTTAGAATGCCAATGCGAAGGAAGCGTAAGAGTTATGAAAATGTTTGATAAGTTCTTTTGTTTTGCATAATCGTAGACAGACCATGCACGATGCTGAAGCTCTGCAATATATCGATTGGAGTTTGTATAGCTGTTTGATACAAAGTCAGCAAAGGGAATAATTTTATTATCAATTTGAACGCCATTGTTAAGCATAAATTCTTTATTGAATAGAACTTTGTCGTTTGCTTTTTTAATTTGATATTTTGAGAGCCCGTAATTTGTCATTTTGTCGTTTCCTTTTTAATTTTTAAATCGTGTCCGATAACTTTTTATAGATAGCCAAGACGGTCGGCTAAGCCGACCTTGAATCTTGCGATTAATCGCTCCGCGCTAAGGCGCTTGTCGCAGATTTATCTGCTGCAAGATTTCCATTATTAAATTTGAAATTATTTTGTAATTGTTTTTCATCTTTGAAAGGTTTGAATAAGACGCTAAGTTCACCATCTTTGAGATTTTTTGGAATCGAATAATGGTAATCTACAAGCTTGGCATAAGTTTTTTTTGAAAGAGAATTTTTAAAAGGTTTTAGAGCATAAATCTCTGTTTTTACCTCTTCATAAAGAAAAGCAACTTTATAATTCAGCAAAATATATTTAAAATAAGATAGAAAAATTGAAGTGTTTTCATATTCTCTGTCAATGTTCCAACATGCTTTATCGTCACATCGGACATTTAAAAAAATGTTGTCTTGATTATTGACAATATTTACATGCTCAAAGCTTGAATCAGATTCGGGAACTTGGTAATTTTGCTGCTGCTGCTGATTGGTAGTTACATTTTTATCTACGGTGGGCGGAGTAAGTCGATACATTAAAAACTTGAATAAAAAAACAATCATCAAAACAGCTAAAAACATATATAAAATATAGCGATACAATATTTTTTTAGGTTTATCAACTTCACCGGATTTATACAAGTCATAAATTTTAGGATCTGAATTAATAATGTCAGCGCCGAATTTACTATCATTAGAAAAAAAAGATTCAGAATAATGAATATATCGTAATTTATTATTTGTAAATTGTTTGCTTTGAGGCTGTGCTTCGTAGTAAATCTCTGCATGTACCAAATACTCTGCATTAATTTGTTTCGGGCTTTGAGCGATTAAAACAATTCTGATTTTGAAGTGTCCGTGATACGCCAAGAACCAAGAAATAACGTCGCTATATTTTTTCAAATATAGAGAGCACTCGTCGATGACAATTAAACAATCATTAATCTTATGAGAATACGCATAACGATTTAATTCTGCATCATCTTTATCATCAAGAGCCATCTTATACATAACGTACAAGTGTTCATAAAAATCTTTCCATACCAATTTGTAAGCATAAGATTTTGAGCCTCTATCCCTGAAAATTTGATTGATTTCTTTAAATTTAAAGCCACCTATATTAGTTAGTATATAGGGAAATTTAGGAGAACTATTTTCATCTTTTATGTAATCATCATATATGAGCTTAACAGCTCGATAAGTTTTACCCGTTCGGGGCTTACCGAAAAAATAATCTATCATGTGTCACTTCCTTTTTTAATTTAAGACCTTACGAATGCAAGTATCTGTTTTACTCCAAAACCAGAAACAAGTATTGTTAAATAGATACCGATTCCATCCAAAATTCCGAAATAATCACCAAGAGCCATTAAAGGATTTGAGACCAAATATGACGGAAGAATTAAACCTTTTAAATATTCTAATGCCGCACCTAAAAGAGTAATAAACATAGTGAAAATCATCATTTTTGAAACAAAAGGGTGCTTTATTATAAAAGCAATTATAGAAGCAAAAGCAGAAGCAGCCGCAGCGATTAAAGGTAAAGCCATTTTTAAATACTCCTAAATGTGTGGATAAATCCAAGCATTGCAAATATGAAAAGAATAAAAGCTCTAATTTCATCCATAGGTGCAGAATCAAGCATACTAGGTTTAAAAATAGTAACAGTAGTACCGTAAAATTGCTCTTCATATGTAGGCAAATTGTAAGTACCAGAATGTAAATCAAACATGTTCTTTTCTTCCAAAACTTTAAATTTACCAGAAATATCACTCTCAAAATCTGAAAATTTTGAGGAACCATCATCGGTTAAATCAACACCTTTAAAAGGATCATCACCAAATAATCCATCTTCAAGTTTATCTCCGATAAGTTTAGTATTACTAGTTATATTGTCTAACTCCGTGTTAATAGAATCCAATTTTGTGCCATTGCTTTGAATATTAGAATTAATAGAATCTAATTTTGTGCCATTGCTTTGAATTTTAGAGCTAAGACCATTTAAAGATGAATTTATTGTTGAAAGCGATGAATTCATAGTTGATAAAGATGAATTCATTGTAGATTGATTTGTTAAACTCTTTTTTAAATTATCGTTTATGTCATCAAGAGAAGATTCCATATTTGATGCTTTATCATTCAAATCTGAAACATTATTATTAATTTTATTAGCGGCATCAAGAAGAGGTTTCAAATCGAGATTAGAAGTACCGCCACCGCTAGAATTATCAGCTCCACCAGTAGAGTTATTGTCACCTATTGTTCCGCTAACATCGGGATTAGAACCACCCTCATTAATACCGCCATCATCGCCACCGCCAGAAGAAGAATTACCATCATCGTCACCATCGGAATTTGGTTTTACATAACAATATGACAACATACATTCAGAACTAGGAATATCCCATATATAAGCACTATATGCCGAACCTATAAATTCACTACAAGCATCCTCAGATGAAACATCTTTAAACTCATAGCCAGCAGGTATCCTATCTTGATAATTAAATTTTGAACAATCACTTGGACGAGCGAAACAAAAATTAGAAGAAGGGCAATTTGTTTGATCAGGACTTGTCCAAATGGTATGACTATAATTAATTCCATCCATCAAATTATTACAAGCAGTCGAAGAAGTAATACTATCCATATAAATATATCCATCAGGCAAATAATCCTCAGCAGGCAAACACTGTTTAGATAAACTATGTATAAAACAATATATATTTTCACATTTTGGATTATTTATGTCGGGAACAGTAAAAATACTATCAATATCTGCATTATATGTTTTTTGAGAACATTCCAAAAAACTATAAAGTCCACTGTATACATATTCAGACAAAGGGTAAGCAGTGCCAGAGGGATGAAAACTTTTTTGTGCAGTATCGGAAAATCCTAAGCACTTAGTATAATCGGCATCAGCTCCGTTTGGAATACCGTCACCGTCATCATCTGCATTAGGGTCGCCTAATTCGTCACTATTATTATTATCATTGTTTGGTTCTTCGCAGACGTTAAAGCTTACACCATTCAATAAATTTTGTTTTAAAACAGCGGGAGGAATACAATCTGTTTGTAATCCATCATAATAAAGTCCACCATTCCAATTACCTTTACTATCTAAACAACCATGACATGTAGGTTGACCACCAGAGGGAAAAGTAAAATTAGCTAATAAATATCCTAAATCATTTTGACATTCAGTAAAATCGGAATAAACTTTTAATGAATTTAAATCTTTTGGAAGAGTACAAGGGGTTACACATGCACATTCGCCGTCGATATTGATTGCTTTAGAATTATTATCATTACTTCTTGCCTTACAAATATCATCAGTTAAATGACAACTAAAAGTACATTTTTTTAAAGTATCTACAGAAGAAGTTACTTTTTTTAATAAAACGCCCTGTGAATATTCTGTGCCTTCAACACAAGTAAGACGAGAAGTATAAGTATAAGTAAATGATTGTGTACTATCAAATTGCATGTCAATACTTGGTGCAGTACATGAAGTAGTGGAAACAAAATTAGATTCATAAGGAATAAGTTCACAAGAAGTACTATTACCAGTTATTATTTTATTATCAGTTTTAGTAATTATAACTGTATCAACAGCAAACACATTTAAAAAAATAAAAAAAATAAAAAATAATATTTTCATCTTCTACACTCTACCACGGAAAAATGCAGTTACGGAAAAAGCCATAAACATAAAAAGATTGATTGAAGCGGTTATACTGAAAAAGAAATCAAAGGCAGGGTCGCCCGTTAAAGTGAAGTTTAAAAATTCAAACATTATTTACTCTTCCATAGAAAAAGCCCGAACATAGAACCTGTTAAAAGTCCGGCTAAAGCCATGCTATATGCATAATTGGAAGTTGTCATATTCAAATCATCAGCTCTTTGAGAGACGTTTGACATATCAACATAAGCATAAATATTTGCAGTGAATACAAATGATAATATTGAAATGATTATTAATTTTTTCATCTTTTTTACCCCAAGAACTTTAGAACACGTTTTGAACCCATAATAAAAGCAAGAAGGGAAACAATCGCGGCAACTATTAAAGATATTTGCTCTATCATGGGAGCAGGGTCTACATCAGAAGCAAGAAGTGGTGCTGAAAAAGCATCACTAGCAATAAATATAAAAATAAATAATGTAGTGATAGCGTTTTTCATTTTTTTACTATCTTACAAAACTAAGAAGTTTACGAGCACCCCAAACGATGGCAGCAAATCCAAGCATAGCACCGAAAACAAGCATTAAGTCAGTTTGATTACCTGAAAAATCCGGAGCTGTAATAGCAGCCTGAGAAGCAGAAGCGATAACTAAAGAACCAGCAGCAACAACAAGCTTATTGGACTTAAACTGAGAAACCATACCATGTATAGATGTACGTAAGTTTTTTTTCATAAAAAACTCCTTTTATGTTTTTTTTGCATAAGTTCGTTACAACTCTGCTGTAAACCGTGTAACGCCGATTTACAGCAAAATTGATAATTTAATCTCTTATTTCAGAATAATAAGGTGACATAAAGCGTTGGTCAAAATGTTCTTTAGCTTGGTCATCAGTCAAATTAGACCACTTTTGTTCACTATGTAACAACCAATTATCTGATTTGGTTCTTACAATAATAACTTGCCTGCCACCATCCGTAACCAAACTATTTTTATAATCAGGGTGTGATTTTATTTGTTCATGTAAAGTTTTAAGTTCTTGTGTCTTCCATCCTGGAATATGAGTTGCATGGTTTTGATTGATTAATATTTTGTCAATACTTTTATTTTTAGAAGTATCATTATAATTCTTGCTAATATGTTTCCTTTCTGTTCTTTTAGAATTTGAAGAATGTTTTCTTGTATAAGCTGACGGAACTCTTTCAGCTAAACTTTTTTTGTCTTGTAATTTATTTGCAAAAAAACCATACTCATCATATTTTTGATATTTTTTCGACATAAATACTTTTTTATCTGCTCTATCTTTTGCTTGATA